TAGGTCAGGGATTTTCTAACCTGACACCATTCCAGCAGGACCTGATCCGGGAAGTGGTCTGCCAGCAGGCTGATTTTGAGACAGAAAATGCAGATGAGATCAACACGGTTTTGCAGAGCTACAGCATCAACGGTGTGTCCATGCAGTTTGGTAATTCCTGGAACGTGTTTACAGATAAAGGCGTTGCCATGAAACGGGATGTATACGCTATGCTGTGCCAGACGGGCCTTTGCTGCCGTTTAGCGAGGTGAGACTATGAAATATCCATGTTTAGTACCTAAAAGGCTCTGTAAGATGCCTGTGCATGTCCACCTGGAATCGGAAGAACTGGATAATAAGGGAAGGCCGAAGTACAGCCTGGATGCAGATCTGATGTGCAACTTCCAGGATAAAGCCAAGACCATTCTGACAGCGGAAAAGAAGCTGGTGCAGATCACTGGTACAGCGCTTTTTACGGGAGACATTGCACCAGATATGCCGTCTTTAAGTGGCGGAACAGTAACGGTATTTGGTGAAGAACGCCGGATCGAGCAGGGATGCAAGAACAGGAATCCGGACGGTACGGTAAATTATTGCAGTCTGGAGGTGATCTGATGCAGGTAAAGTCAACTATAAAGCTGAACATGCCCCGTATCAGCCAACTGACCCGTGCAGCAGTAGTTGCTTTGGAGCAGACGGCGGAAGCGCTGCATACGGAAGTGGTACAGGCACAGGTCATGCCGTTTGAT